ACAGGCAATGGTTTTATGCCGTAAACGCTAAGATAATCATACATGAACTTTGAGGTCAGCGCCATAACCGACATACCGTTGCTAGGTCGCTCCATGTTCATATCCACCCACCACAACCAAATATGGTGAATCAGATATGGTAGGTCAGGAATCTCCGCTTCTGGAACGGAGATTCCTTGTTCTTCTAGGTGTGAATAGTGGCTGGCCTTAATATTTCCATCCTCATCAGGGATGTATAGATAGAAATATTTATCAGCAAAGGCTTGGGCTGTATCTATCAGCCCTTGATAAAATTTGCCCGATCACCTACAAATGCGTCAATTTGATCGCGTAGCCAAGGATATTTTTTAACCAACTCAAGAGCATTTTCTTTACTGTACTCAAGTGGTTTTCCATCTTCTTCAATGCCAGCCCATCCTTTTATGTGCAAGGCTTTTAGCTTTGCTGAATAGTATTCATCATCACCAGCGCCTAGCTTGCTAATATCGCCTTTGGGGGCTTTCTTAATGGCAGATTGCAGGATTACTCTTGCAGAATCACGGTACTCTTGACTGTCTTGGCCAATAACTTGCAGTACAACACCGTCCAATTTTGTACCATCAACGGGATTATAAAGTTGCATTTCAACTGCATCGTCAGATACTTGAAGTTTAGAAAAGTCCATAGTCTTATCTCCATCGGTTGTTCATCGGTTTGAAAAAGTGGGGGTGTGACCAACCGATGAAAGAAGCCACACCCCCTACGGTTTACCGTAAATCTATGCCTTAGTAATCTTCAGCGCCGTACCAAAGTCGGCGTTAGCTTCATACAAACCAACAAACGGAAGCGTCAGAAGGCGCGATTGCTCGCTGCTCAACGGGATGTCCCCACCTGAGTATTTTACTTTGGGGAAGTCAAAAGTATAGCTGGTTGATCCAGTCAGCGTGAATTGAATGCTTGTTTCTGTTTCATTGATGAATTTATTCAGCATCGTTGCGTTCTCAAAGTAAACCGTCATATTTCCAGTTACCTTGCCGCGACCATATTCCATCTGTGGAGCCGTTGCGCTACCGATAACGAAAGCCGGATTAAGACCGTTTTCAACTGTAAAATCAAGCGCTGTAACGGTAGCGATGGTTGAGCCACCCTCTTTAATAGAGCCGCTGAAGGAGTCAAACGGATCATCTGATAATGGCTCCGTTGGGCCGCTATCAATACTGGCTCCGCTTACAGCGTCAGCGCCTGCACCAACGATACCAAATGATGCAGTTACCATTGCATTAGGAGCAAGACTCATAGACATACTATTGATACCGCATCCAGTAAATACTCGATATTGAGCAATGTCTAGAGCACCATCTTCAAGCGTGAAAGACTTAAATGTGGTTCCAAGACGCAGTTCGTTTTCTGAGTCAAAGTCACCAAACAGAGCGCCTTCAATTAATTCATCAAAATTCAGAGGGGCAAACTCTACATCAATATTACCAGAAATTGATTTGTTTCCATGACGGAATACAGCCACCTGTCTGTCTGGGCGAATCTCTGCCGATTCGATGCCTTCTTTTTGAAGTGAGAGTGTGTGTCCAGTAATGGGAAGCCGAACCATTGCGGGGCTTCCAGGTGTGGTATTAAAGGTGTTTTCAAGGATGTAGGTAAGTCGGCTACGTGCGCCCTGCGCGAAACTCATTTAAATTCTCCCCCTGTTGGGTCTGGTTGTTATATTGAATAATACCATGCGCGATACATGTGGCACAATAGGGTTTGTCAAGGCGTAATATATGCGTAAAAAGTAAAAGCCAATGGGCAAAATATCCACGGCGAATCGTTTACGAACCCATACCTCTGTGAGTATCTGATATTAATTATTTCACTATTTTCAGTGATCTGTAATCCTTTTGTAAACCTTGCCTTAACGTCATCAGCAAGATCATCTAATACGGCAGTCCCGCCCGTATTCTCTTTCACAAAAGCATCAACATAGAAAACGCCAGTCCATTTTTCCGTCCCTGTCGAATCGGCTGTGGCTGGTATGATTTCCGTGATGCTTAACTTTGGCCTCAACCATGCGGACTTTCCGGTTGGGTTAAATTGCACATTCTCCCAAGCTATGTCAGTTGAGTTAGTAATTCCGGTATAGGAGCCTCCATTAAGCCGCCCCTCTAAAGCCCTGCGTATGTCCTGCGAATCACTCATACCTTAAATTTACTCGCTACGTTTTCAGCTATCGAATCAATCTTTGAAACGGCATCCTGAACAAAGTGTTGCGCCTGCTGATGCTGCGTTCCAAACTCAACATATGGGCCGTAATGCACGTTATTATTATAATATACGACATCGCCGCCCTTAACACCAAGTATCTTGGTTATAATCCTAGACATAGCATCACCAGATGGATTTGAAACCGCCACGCTTGGCCTTGGTTCTCCTGCTTGCCAGTCAAGGTCTGGTGATCCGATCTGGGCAGTCCAAGACCTTCTTAGGTGTCCTATATCAACCGGAGTGTTGAGTACAACCGCCTCACCAATATCCTGGCACAGCGCAAACATGAACTTATCAGTATTGGTTGTTACCTTAGCCACAAACCTAGATATATCTGCGCTAAATTCGTTTTCTGGCATCACTGCCTACCTTGGCAGATATAGACCACATCATCACCAGATTCCTCAACCTGTCTTACATCTACCAGCCTATATTGAATTGTGCTATCAAGCACAATATCCTGCGCCTCTGGCACAACAGAATCTGATGCTCGAATCAGTATCTTCCTGTCGCCACGCTGGATAAGTGTTCCCTCGAAGTCTTTGTCTTTGTATGATAGCAGTAGACCTTTGATGTCTGTATCTGTGGTCGTCTGCCCAGAAATGGCTCCGGTGCTAGGTGAATATGTTCCCTCAGTCACCTTTCTCAGTGTCAGGTCTTTCCCCAGATCATTTATAAGTTTTGTTGCGTGTTTTTCTATAGCCATATTACTTGGCCTCTGACAGTTCTGCTCCAAGCGCAAGGTATCCAGCGGCATCCACAAACGAATCGGCATGACTGATTGTATTCGAGAGTCTTGCGACCTTAACAAGAGTCATCATCACCGCAACGTCTGCGGCACAAATTCTTACATGATCTGGCAAATATGCGTTCCACATATCTGCAATACGCTGAAAATTAGCCTGCGGAGAGCCGTATTGCTCTTGACGCTCACCATTAATAAGACCCTTTGCTGTATCAAGCACATCGTTTCTAAGCATCACACATCCTGTCCGTCAACCTTAATTGACCCTTCCGGTGGATTGCTAAATTGGTCTTGATAGAAACGCTCACCGACACGATCATCATCATCACGTTGATCTCTGATAGCATCCTTGGAAACGCCGAATACAGATGGGGTTGGAAGGTCATTGTCAAGCGCCTGAGATGCCAAGTCTGAAGCAAGATCACCATAGGCAACAGCTTTCTGCGTGTATTTGACTGACACCCCCTCAATGGTAGTATCTGCCAGCCTTGCGAATTTAGCCTGTACAGACTTTGCCGCCAACGATGCAGCGCCAAATACGTTATCATCAACGGTTAGGAAGTAATTAATCATCTCATCAGATAGAAGCTGATCAGATGTATCAACATCACCAATTAAGACTCTTACTTTTGCAAGGTCTGTGGATATGTCAGCATCATCAAACGTCCAGCTCATTTCTTTTTAACTTTCTTATTGTCTTTTTTTACTTTCTCTGCTTTTTCTAGCTTACTACGCAGACTTAAAACCAATATCTCTAAATAATCAATCTCCGCTTCCATATCTGAAATATAGTTACGTTTAACAATCTTAAATGGAAACTTAATCATATCGACATATACTCCTTTGCCCATTGGTTATTCTTCACTATATCATCGTCCCAAGGATTTTGTAAGCCATGAAAAAACAGTATCTTACAGTCCTCCGGTATATCTTTTATACCGCGCTTTTTCAGGTGACAGCGATAGCTATAGATTCCATCGGCCTTACCAAATCCATTGTCTTTTTCAATCTGAGTCATTTTTGTTGCAAGGTAAGCCTGATCGCTACCAATGAATCCAGCCGCTTTAAGACCAGTTACGGGGTGAACCTTATCAGCCCTGAACTCCTTCCAGAATTGACTCCTAGTTCCAACTGTATGCAGGCAAAGTGATCCGTTACATGGCATGAACTCACCATCTACCCTCCACATCCTGAAATCAGACTGATCTGTTAAAATGTGATCTATGTTCCCAACAATAACAGCGTCAAGATCAAACCAGCAAAATTTATCACCGACAATTTCCTTAATTTCAGGATCGAACATTCTTAGCCGATAAAAACAATTCGGCTTCATTTCGTTACCGTACCTTGGACACGGATTCGGCCACAATTTTATCTTTTCAATGCGGTCATCAATTCCACTAAAATCATCAGTAATACAAATTTTTCTATGTGGTACTGTAACATGTCGGTCAATCATTCTAAAGAAGCGATTGACATGATCGGCTGTAAATTTCGTTCTGTATCCATCTTTCTTCCACTTGAATACAACGATAGAAATCGGTTTCTCCATATTTTTCCCTATCTTTCTGTATTCAATCGGTATGCCAATTTTGTTGTAATACCCCATAGCCTGCTGCATACCATTTGAAATTCCGTAGTCTGTGTAAACGGCAATTTTTTTAGCGTGTTTTCCCCAAGAGTATCCGCAGTTGATACCAGTCTTTCTCTGATCTGGATCACAATCTTGCAATGCTTGTGTGTAAAGAATATGACTGGCAAACGGATGCTCACCGCGATT